AAGAGAGCTAAAAGATTCTTTACTCGATTTAGATGACTTGAAAAGAGAAAACGAAAGACTTAGTGGAAAACTTGAATATTTGAGAGAAAATAAAGAAAACCATGAAACAGGAATGTGGTGTAATGGATGCAAAAATCTTGTAAAATCAATGGAAGATACTGCTTTTGGTAGAAAAGAACTAAGATTTTGTATGTTAGACAACAAATGCAAAGACAGGGAGATAGAGAATGAGTGAAAAAGAGATTCAGAAAAAGATTGTGGAGCAGTCTGGAACGATTGCGAAAGCAATTTGTAAAGGGAAAGACGTGGAATTAAGAAAATCTGCAAGTGGCGTGTCTGTTGCGGAGATTTCCAAGAAAGTTGTGGCGAGATGAGCACAGCGAAAGGAATTATTTCTGTTATATTAGTAATACCATACATATTGCTACTAGGATCAATGACTTTTAGCGTGGAATTTTCAGATGGAACAGAAATATGCTACAACGGATGGATGATATAATATCTAATGACATAGCCGAGATGGTGGCTATGTAACAAGTCGAAATGGAGGCTTCTTTTATTTTTGAGTAAAGGAGGTCTCTTTCTTTATGTCTTTGGAACTTCAACAAGCAATCCAATCATACGAAAATTATATATCGGATAACGGAATAGATGAATCTGTCATTGATGCAATGATAGAAGCGTGCAAAGTGGCATATCAGACGGAAAAAGACATTCCGTATGCGCTTAAAGTGTCTGCAAGGACGAAAGAGATTATAGAGAATTTTGTTCTAAATCTGACGGGTACGGATATTTGGGGACTAGAGAAATATTCTTTTGAAAACAAGGTCAAGTATGAAATTATAGACAGGTTTTATGAAGTTCTCTTGTTGGAAGCGCAAAATAAGATTGTAGACAGCGGTTTTCGGTATTTGGAGCGGAAAAGAGAACCGAAAGAACGATTTTATATGCCAAGAAGAAAACAATTTTTGAAAATCGGTCTTGTGGATGCGCTACAAGGAATGATCGATGATAAGTATGACATCCTTTGCATATCACTCATTCCTGGTGCGGGTAAAACTAGTGTGGAAAAATTTTTTAATGCTTTAGTAATCGGATGGTTTCCGAAAGACTTCACGCTTTTTTACTCACATAGTGGCGATATTACACGAATGTACTATGACGGTGTGTACGATATTGTGACAAACACAGATGAATATACATGGAATGAAATCTTTCCTGATTTACACGTTACAAGTACCAATGCGAAGATGGAGCAGTTTAACGTAGGAAAATATAAACCGTTCCCAAGTGTGCAATGTACATCTGTCGGAAGTAAAAATGCTGGTAAGGTTCGTGCTTCCAAGTTTTTGCTTGTTGATGATATGATTGGTGGAATCGAAGAAGCGATGAATCCAAGCATTTTGGATAAACTGTGGGATAAATACGCCGTAGATGCACGTCAGAGAAAGATACAAGACACAGACGGGAAAAACTGCAAGGAAATACACATAGCGACTCGTTGGAGCGTACATGATGTGATCGGGCGCATTCAAAACATGTACGCCGGAAACCCAAGAGTAAAAGTGATTGCGGTGCCGGATATTGACCCGGTTACTGGAGAAAGCAATTTCGAGTATGAGTATAGCGGTTTTAAAAAAGAGTTTTTCGCAGACCAACAATTACTTATGGATGATATTTCTTATCGATGCCTGTATAAGCAAGAGCCAATTGAGCGTGAGGGATTATTGTTCCCAGACGATAAAATCAGACGCTATCTGCATTTACCACATGGAGAACCAGAGATTATTACAGCTCAATGCGATACAAAAGGAAAAGGTACGGACTATTTTGTTATGCCTGTATTACAGAAGTACGGAGAAGATTATTACTGCGTGGATGCAGTTTGTGATAATACAGCCGATTATGAAATGCAGTATGAAAATGCGTCTAATGCGATTGTAAATAACCAAGTGCAAGAGTGCGAATTTGAGCGAAATGCCGGTGGAGATCGTGTGGCAATGGAAGTGAATAAGCGAGTAGAGCAAAAAGGATGGGTATGCAATATTACAGACGTTCCGACAGAGACGAATAAGGAAGCGAGAATATTTCAATGTTCTAACTGGATTTTGCAACACGTTATATTCAAGGACTCATCACTTTACAAACTGAATGAACCATATGGAGTGATGATGTCACTATTGAAACAATATTCAGTTTCGGGCAAAAAGCAATTAGACGATGTGCCGGATGTTTTTTCAAACTTTGCTATCCGAATGACAAAAGGGAACAGAGTTGCTAAAGCTGAAGCAATACACAACCCATTCAGAGGAGGATACGGACATGGTTACTAAGGAAATTTTGATACAATATTCTGACTTGCAAGAAGAAATCAAGGAAGTTAGGGATAGAATAGAAAAAACCGAAAATCAGATTGAAAGAATCGAAAGGGAAGGTGCTGTATGCGATAAGGTAATGGGCGGAGACGGAGGTTTGCAACCGTTCAAAATAGAAGGTTTCCCATATCCAGAGTACAGCAGAAAAAAGACGCTTCTCTATGCGAGAAAAGCAACACTGACAGGGTTAGAGATGGAACTCCTCGAAACATTAAACCAAGTAGAAGAATTTATAGCGAGTGTAACAGACAGCAGAATGAGAAGAATAATTACTCTTCGGTTTATTGAAAATCTATCGTGGAATAAAGTCGCTGACAGAATAGGCGGTGGGAACAGCGAAGACGGAGTTAGGATGTCATTTGAGAGATTTATGAAAAAATAAAAGTTGTTCGGTATGTTCGGAAAAATTCTGTTAAACTTATAATTAGAGAAATAATAAATATTTCCAACAACATAAAACCCATAAGTATGATTGAAAAAGGACGCTTGATTGCGTCCTTTTTTCGTGGAGAAAACTATGAAAGAGTATGAAGAAAAGAAGATATACTGTCCAAAGTGCGGACGGAAAGTCGGAACGCATGATGGGCGGTCAACAATAAATAAAATTTGTAGATGCAAAAAATGCAATAAAAGAATTGTGTATCACGTTGATACAGGAGAAACAGAAATTAAAAATATTCCAAAAAGAAATTGTTCTTCAGGAATGACATTTGTTTAAGGTGGTGCTTTATGTATAACTATCCACATAAAAATTACAGACCGTTTTCTGCTATTTGCGATTGTGGATTTGGTAGGAAAATCATTTACACAAGGCAACGACAGATCACATGGAGAAATATCGTAGATGAATTGAACAAAGCACTTGCAATTCACAGACAGAATGCAGCGGAAATCGAGTATCTTGACCGTTACTATCGTGGAGATCAGCCGATTTTATATCGAAAAAAAGTTAATAGACCAGAAGTGAACAATAAAATTGTTGTCAATCTTGCATATGAGTTGGTAGAGCGAAAAACTGCTGATATTTGTGCAGAGCCGATACAATACGTCCTTCGTGGTACGGACGATAAGAAGTCAGATGAAATCTCATGGCTCAACGCAATTATGGATTCCGAGAATAAACAGGAATGCGATATTGATATTTGCAGATGGCGATCCATCTGCGGTACTGCATATCGGTTTATCGGAAATGATGAGGGAAATGGTTCGGTTTTGGACGAAAGCGACTTTGAGTTGTCTTCTGAAAACCCGATTTATACATTCGTGGTGTACTTTCCGAATAATAAACCGGCTTTTTCATGCCAGATTCGAGAAGATGAAAATGGTCAGGAGTTTTATTTTTGCTATACGAACGGTCAGTGGTTTGAAATTTCAGAAGGGAAATTGAGAAGATTCGGGGTAAATGGAAATGGAGCAATTCCGGTTATTGAATATCCGAATAATTCCCGTAGGCTTTCTGATATTGAAATGACTATTGCCATTACAGACGCAATCAACACACTTTCTTCTGACAGAATCAATGGAATTGAGCAATTTGTCTCTTCGTGGGTGAAATTCGTAAACTGCGAAGTAGATAGAGATAGCTTCTTGAGCATGAGACAAGAAGGTGCGCTTGTTGTGAAGTCTAACAATGGAATGGAAAACAAAGCGGACGTTGATGTAATGACAACGGAACTGAATCAGACAGAGGGGCAAGTTGTATTTAATGATTTATTTGAGCGTTTTCTTGATATTCAAGGGTTGGCAAACCGAGCAAGTATAAATTCTGGTGGAGATACCCAAGGCGCAGTCAATCTACGCAACGGACATTATGATGCCGGACTTCGGACAGCAATTAATGAGCCTATCTTGAAAAAGTCGGAGAATATGTCTATTAAGATTATCCTGAACCGACTGAGAATTTCAAAAGGTTTTACGCTTGTGCCGAGCGACGTAGAAATTCATATTAACCACAACAAGTTAGACAATATGATGGTAAAAGCGGAAGTTTTACAGATTTTGTTGAACTGCGGAATTCATTATAAACGTGCAATCAAGGTCATTGACATGTTTAGCGATCCAGAACAAGTTGCAATCGAAAGTAAAAACCGGATGGAAAGCCTTTATCCAGACAAAATAGAGAAACAAGAAAAAATAGAAGAACCAGTTAATAAAAAAGTAGTCGAACAGTAATCGGCTACTTTTTTATTTTATAAATTTGCAGTTATGCGTCAAATAGCAAAAGCAAAAAATCCAAGCTGATAGAACAGCGAAAACAAATGTAGATCACGGAGGTAATCAAAATGACAAGAGAAGAAGCAAGACAAAACTTAGTGGCTTTAGGAATTGAAGAGCCAAGTGAAGCACAGGTAACAAATTATCTGAATCAGTTTCACAGCAATCGACCGAATCCACAACCACAGCCGTCACCACAGCCAACGCCTACACCGCAACCACAGCCAACTCCGACACCGGAGACAACACCATCTCATGATGATGGCGGAGAATTGGAAACATTGAGAAATCAGATTGCACAGCTTCAGAAAGAAAATGTGCAGAAAGATATTCGTGCGTATGCAGCTGAAAAAGGATTAACAGGAGAACAGGCAGAAAGCGTGCTCGCAGGATTTCAGACAGATTTAGAAGCTGCTAAGAAAGCGATTGACTCTATCGCACAGATTATTTCCGATAAAGAAACCGCAGCAGCCACAGCGAAAGAACAAGAGCTATTAAAAGGTACTCCGAATCCAGGTGGTGGAACTGGCGGTAATCCAGGCGATGATAAGCCGGAAGATGTGAAGAATGCGGAAAGCATCTCTTTTGGAAACAAAGCGGACGAACAGTCCATGAAAGATTATTACGTTTTGAAATAGGAGGTTAAAAGACTATGGGAAAGCCTATCGTACATGAGTATGGACAAAATAAAGGTATTTTGAAGTTTTTCCCTTATGAGGGCGCAGCGTGTGTTGTTCCTCAGACAATGAAATCTTCACCGGATGAAAACGGTTTGAAAATTGTTCCGGCTGGAACGCCATTTCCGGCAAATGATAACAGTTGCCTTGGCTATCTTCTGCATGATGTTGACGTAACACAGGGAGATGCACCCGGAACATATGTTTATCAAGGAACAATCGACTGGAAAAAAGTAGAATCACTATCAATCGCAGATGCAGCTAGAAAAGTAACACCGAGAGTTACATTTTACGGCGCACCGGCGATCTCGGAGTAAAAGGAGGAATAAAAAATGGCATTACCATTGAGAGAAGCGTTTACCGCTAGAGCTTTAGGAGTCCTGTGGAATGATTATAAGGCAAAGCTCGGTACGGGACCGTATAGTGGAAGAATGAAGTTTGGAACGGTGAAACAGGACAGCCTTGATTTGAAGTTTATTAAAGGAAAGAACGGTCTCCCGGTATCTTTGAAAGCATCAAATTTTGACGCGCAAGCACCATTAAGGGATGTTGGTGGATTTTCCGATATTCAGAATGAAATGCCTTTTTACCGTGAAAGTTACATGGTAACAGAGAAAGAAGAACAGGAATATGCAAATTATCAGTCTGCGGAAAATTCCAACATGGCAAATCAGGTTTTACAAGAAATTGCTAAAAAGCCTTTTTCTCTGATTCAAGGCGCTTTGGTTGTACCAGAACGTCAGATTTGGGAACTTTTGGCACCGGAAGATGGTGTTCCGAAAGTAACCGTAAATATCGAAGGAAAGAAATATGTTGTTGAATATACAACAGATAGTGGAGCGGCGCATAAGAAAGATCACTTTGTTGAGATTTCCGGCGATGAAGATAAGTGGAATGCTTCGGCAACTGCAACGCCACTTGACGATTTGATTCAAGCAAGACGTGATTTTGCGAAGAAAACCGGATACTCTTTGACAAGATTTTCCATGAATACAGAGACATTTGAAATGATTCTGAAAGCAGAAGATACAAAGAAGCAGGTACTTGGAATCACTGCATACAATGGCGGTATCAGAGTGAGACAGGCTGATGTACTTTCTTACTTAAGAGAGTACGGAATTGAGATCGAAGTATACGACAAAGTATACATTGATGAAGAAGGAAATACAAAGTATTTCATTCCAACAAACATTGTTTCTGCTCAATCTGCCGGAGTATATCTTGGTGATTATACATTTGGTAGAACACCGGAAGAGAGAAGTGGAAGTTTGACAGATGGAAATCTTTCTCTCGTAGAAACAGGTATTTCAGTATATTCATATACCACAAATCATCCAATTAACACACATTGTGTAGTTTCCATGATTGGACTTCCTACTTTTGAGGGTATGGACAGCGTTGTTGTTATGAAGGTTGCGTAAGGAGTGGTTACATGATTGCTACACACAATATCAAGATAGGTGGACGTTGGTATAAAGCCGGGGAAGAAATCAATTCCTCGGCTGATTTTATGAATACGCCAGAGATTCCAGAATATGGAGAGAAGAAGTTTACTAAAACAGAGATTTATCAAATGCCCGTAAAAGAACTTCGGGAGCTTGCTACCGAGTATGGGATTGACGGTGCAGAGTATTTGAACGGTTCGGATATTAAGAAACTTCTTATTGATAAGTTAGGACTGTAGGTGAAAAAATATGGCGTACTCAAGATTAGAACAACTTAAAATTCGGTTGAGACAATCTGATGTTTCATGCGAGCAAGAAGATAAGTTCTTAGAACAGCTTCTTTATCAATCAGAACAAGATGTGCGTCTTTACCGAAATTATCCAGACAATTACACAGAGGAGATGATTGAAAAGGATATGAAGAAATTCGACAGTATCATCATAGACTTGGCTTTGTATGATTACAACCAAGAGGGAGGAGAATTTCAGATTTCCTCTTCTGAAAACGGAACTTCAAGGAGTTGGATTGACCGGGATAAAATTCTCGGAAAAGTTACTCCTTTTGTGAACGTGTTATAGAAAGGGTACGGTGATCCAATCATCTCCCGGCTACTGGGTTAAGTGGCAGACGATTGTGCGTACCATAGCGGTGAGTTTACTGTGATGGTGCAGGGATATGGCACTTGGCGGTGGTGGGCGGCTATATAAAAATTCCCGAAAGGAGAAAGAAGAAATGGAATATTTTTTAAATTCCTTCGGTGATATAACAATCGGAAATGTGGCTATTTTGCTGTGCGCAGTAATTTTTCTTTTTGGATGCTATAAGAAAGTGGAAAAATATTTTTCTGAAAAGGCTATAAAGGAAAAAGAGTACGACGAAAGAATTAAAAAAGTGATTAGTCAAGCAGAAAATTATCCGAAATGGCATGAACAAAGCCTTTGTATACAGAAAAAGTTTGGAAATTCTATTGACAATTTAGATAGAAAGATGGATAAATTGCAAAAATCAAATGATGAGGGAATGGCTCTTACTTGGAGATACAGAATTCTTAGATTTGATGATGAAGTTCGGCATGACGATAAGCACACAAAAGAACACTTTGACCAGATACTTGAAGATATTACAAAATATGAGAGGTTTTGCAAGGACAATCCTGATTTTGAAAATAATAAGGCGTCTCTTGCAATAGACAATATCAAAAAAGCGTATAAAAAATGCACAGACGAAGGAACGTTTTTGTAAAGGAGTGATTTTAAATGGAACAGATTGTTATAAACATGACACTTGTTATCGGAATTGTTGGAATTTTTGCTTTCGCAGTTTCAATAATTACGCAAGTTTTTAAAGGAGTATCGGGATTGAAGAAAATTCCGACCGATATTTTGGTTTTTGTATTGTCAATCGGTCTTACGGTTACAGCTTTTATAGCTTATATGCAGTATATACAGCAAACGATTCTGTGGTACATGATTCTAGCAGCAATTCTAGCCGGCCTATTAGTAGCTTTTGTGGCAATGTACGGTTGGGAAAAAGTAGCAGAATTGTGGAAACGATTTTACAGAGTGAATAAGAATGATTTAGAGGATGAGTAATCGTCCTCTTTTTGTATCAAGAAAACCACGCGATAGTCGCGTGGTTCCGTGAAAGCTTTAGCGGTGTATTCAGAAATAAAAACTCCTAATGTGTATAATAAAAACGTGACCTGCCAGTTACGTAAATAAAAACACATTAGGAGGACCGTATAATGTCAGAACAAAATACAGACGTAAAAAGCTTAGCACATACAAAATGGAATTGCAAATATCATGTAGTGTTTGCACCTAAATATCGAAGGAAAGTATTTTATAACGAAAAGAAAGAAGCAATTCGTGAAATAATCCGAACACTGTGCCAATGGAAAGGTGTTGAAATCATCGAAGGAGAAGTATGTCCGGATCATATTCATTTACTTCTGAGTATCCCGCCCAAAATGAGCGTTTCGGGATTCATGGGATACTTAAAAGGAAAGAGTAGCCTAATGATATTTCAGAGATTCGGAAATATGAAATTTGCATACCGAAACCGCGAGTTTTGGTGTAAGGGATACTATGTTGATACAGTAGGGAAGAACACGGCAGCAATAAAAAGTTACATAGCCAACCAGCTAAAACAAGATAAGGAAATGGATCAGATTAGTCTATTCGATCCGCGAGACCCGTTTACGGGTAGCAAGTAATCCTGCGCGTGGCTGGCAGGCCAATAAAAGACGCACTTGTGCGTGGCTAGTAATATTAGGGCTATGCCCGAAAATGAAAAACCACCCGCTAGGCGGGTGGATGTTTATTGCAACAGCGACGAGCCAAAGTCCTGGCTTGCCAGAGACCTTGGCGACTGCTTACAATCCCGGAACGTGCCTTTTGTCACTTCCGGCGATTGTTACTATGTATACGATAAAATGTCCGAAAAATATAAGACAGCGCAGGAAAAGATCTGCGCGATGAGATACAGCAGGAGGTTACAACATGGAAAATACGATAAAAAGCCTGCCGATGGTAGCTTTGCGTGGGATGACTATTATGCCTGAAATGGTTGTTCATTTTGATGTAAGCCGTGAACGGTCGGTTGCTGCGATACAAGAAGCGATGGCGGAAGAACAAAAGATTTTCTTGACTGCACAAAAATCGATCGACACAGAGGATCCTAAGATGGAGGACGTATACGAGATCGGCACGGTAGGAACGATCAAACAGATCATTAAACTGCCGAAGCATATTGTGCGTGTGCTTGTATCCGGCGAAATGCGGGGAAGACTAAAAGAGATTGAATATACAGATCTGTACTTACGGGCAAATGTAGAACTTCTTGATGATTCTGAAGAGATTCTTCCGGAAGATGTAAATACAGAAGCTATGGAGCGGGGACTGAAAGATATGTTTGTCAGTTACGCGGCAAAAAACGGAAAGATGTCTAAAGAAGCTGTTTCCCAGTTAGTCGAGATGAAAGGCCTGCGGAAACTGGTAGATGAGATTGCGGCGAATATTCCTCTTTATTACACAGATCAGCAAGATATATTGAATGAGACGGATCTGCTGAAACGATACGAAAAACTAGCGTTTAAACTTGTGAATGAAGTGCAGATCATCGATATCAAAGAAGAGATACAGCGGAAAGTAAAAGAAAGAGTCGATAAGCATCAAAGAGAATATATTTTGCGCGAGCAGTTAAAACTGATCAGGGAAGAACTCGGAGAGGAATCGACCGCATCTGACGCAGAAGAATTTGAAAAAGAACTGAAAAAGTTAAAAGCGCCGGAAGAAGTAAAAGAAAAGCTGAAAAAGGAAATCGGGAGATTTAAAAGTTCTTTGAATTCACCGGCGGAGAGCGGTGTGATCCGCACATATATAGAAACTCTGCTTGAGATGCCGTGGGACCGCTCTACGCAGGATCATAATGATCTGGAATATGCCGGCATGGTACTGGAAGAAGATCATTATGGGCTTGAACAGGTGAAAGAGAGAATCTTGGAATTTCTGGCAGTACGTGCGCTTACAAAAAAAGGAGAAAGTCCGATACTTTGTCTTGTGGGACCGCCGGGTACGGGAAAAACATCGATCGCAAAATCGCTTGCACGGTCTTTGAAAAGGAAATATGTCCGCATTTCTTTAGGCGGAGTCAGAGATGAAGCGGAAATACGAGGACACAGAAGAACATATGTCGGAGCAATGCCGGGGCGGATCGCTAACGGACTTCGGACTGCGGGAGTAAAAAATCCCGTCATGCTTTTGGATGAAATCGACAAAGTGAGTACAGACTATAAAGGAGATACGTTTTCGGCTCTTTTGGAAGTGTTGGACAACGAACAGAATCATAAGTTCAGAGATCATTATCTGGAAGTTCCGCTTGATCTGTCGGAAGTGCTTTTTATTACGACGGCAAATACGCTGCAGACGATTCCGCGTCCGCTGCTTGATCGTATGGAAGTGATCGAAATCAGCAGTTACACGGAAAATGAAAAACTCCATATTGCCGAGGAGCATTTGATTCCGAAACAGATAGAGAAGCATGGTCTGACTCCGAAGCAGATTACGTTCAGTAAACATTCAATCTGGAAGATAGCAAGAAATTATACGAAAGAAGCCGGAGTGCGCCAGCTTGAACGAGAGATCGGAAATGTGTGCAGAAAGGCTGCAAAAGAAATCTTTACGACAGAACGAAAAAAAATTGCAGTGACAGACCGAAATATCCATCGTTTTCTCGGAAAAGAGAAGTATACTTATCAGATGGCAAATATCGCTGCGGAAGTAGGAATTGTCCGGGGACTTGCATGGACAAGCGTCGGAGGCGATACGCTTCAGATCGAAGTCAATGTAATGCCGGGAAAAGGAGAACTTATGCTTACGGGGCAGCTCGGAGATGTGATGAAAGAATCTGCCAGGACGGGGATCAGTTATATCCGTTCGGTAAGTAAAAAATATGCCATTTCGCCGGATTTTTTTGAAAAACATGACATTCATGTGCATATTCCCGAAGGCGCAGTACCTAAAGACGGACCGTCGGCAGGAATAACAATGGCAGTGGCGATGCTCTCGGCAATTACAGAAAAGAAAGTCAGGGCAGATTTGGCTATGACCGGAGAAGTGACGCTGAGAGGGCGCGTGCTGCCTATCGGCGGTTTGAAAGAAAAGCTTCTGGCTGCAAAGAGCGCCGGGATAAAAACGGTGCTCGTTCCGAAAGCAAATCAGGCGGATGTAGAAGAACTTTCGGCGGAGATTACAAAAGGAATGGAAATTCTGTTTGTAGAGAGCATGGATGAAGTGCTGAAGGCGGCTATGGGCAGAAAACGAAAATGA